GTATTGGGATGCTGAAGAAGCTCCCATGTCTGCCACTAGGTGTTAATCCGAAACGAGCTGCTGTAGAGAAGTTCCTTCAAGGCGAAGCGAAATGTCGCGAGACAAACCTCCTTTTCAACCTCTGGAAACGTGGTGAATTTCAATTTCACCCCGTCGTTGAGAGCATATTACATGCTACCCAGCGTAAAATCCGAGATATTGTTGGGACGGTTCCTGATGTATCTGAAGTCAGGTTTCGCTTTAGTCCTGGTGGCGCTTCGACAAGCACGAAGAAAAAAGATTCAGAAATTCGCACACTAATAGCGAATCTGAACCATTGCAGTGAAGAGCTCTCGAGTGACCCCCTTCTTGGGGAGGTTCTCAAGACTGTCCCGCTGCTGTCGTCCTTCTTTATAGAGGAAGATAGTTGTCCGGACTCCTTTCTTGTGAGTGTAAATCGCTCCAGATTGGACTTCGTCCCGAAAGACGCTTCTACTGACCGCATCATCACCGTTGAACCCGACCTGAACAAATTTGTCCAGAATGGGTACGGAGATGTATTGCGACTTCGTGCGAAGCGTGCAGGTATTGACCTTTCTGACCAGTCTCGTAATCAAGAACTGGCGAGAATTGGGTCTCTCAACAACAGTATAGCAACTGTTGACCTGACCAATGCCAGCGGACTCCTTGCTCTGGGTTTAGTAGAGCACCTGTGGCCCCCTGAGTGGTTCGACCTTTTAATGGCGATTCGCTCAGGTTATACGACCTATGGAGACTTCTTATTCCATATGGCCGCGTACGCAGGGATGGGCAACGGAACAACATTCCCCGTGGAATCCATCACTTTTTATGCAATTGCATTGAGTGTTATGGAACACGAGGGGGTCGTTGGCCCCGTATCCGCTTACGGAGATGATTTAATCATTCCGAGCCGCTCGTACTCACTTCTGGAACGCGTGTTTAGCGCTATTGGCTTAGAAATCAATGCCAAGAAGAGCTTCATCGACGGACCATTCCGTGAGTCGTGCGGGAGGGATTGGTATTCGGGATATTCTGTACGGCCTGCATTCCTCAGAGGTAATGTGTCATTCCGTCGTCTTTTTCTTCTTCACAACCATTACTACAGGTTGGAAGACTTTGAAGCAGCGGAATGGTTTTTAGACTACATCCCACCCTCCTTCAGGATTTTTGGTCCTGATGGATACGGTGACGGTCACCTTTTGGGTGACTGGGACGGAGAAGTCTACTACCATGAGACCGAGACCACTGTATTACGCAACAATTGCGTATGCAGCAAAATCGGTGTCCCTCATGGTAGTGAATGCTATACGAGGAAGCGAGTCAGAACTCGCACTTCAATGTACGCATTCAAAACATACAGTTATCGATCACG